TGGATCAGTATCACGGCGACCCTCTGTACGCGCAGCTGCATGTCCTGTCGCGCGAGCGCCCTCTCGTCCGTGAGATGTTGAAGACTGCTGCCTTCGAAAAGGTGGCGGTCGACAGTCTGCCCTCCACCGCTTTCGCGTGGGAAGACGAGCGACGGTTTCCTATCCATACGAAGGAAGATGCCGTTGCCTCAATCTTATACCGCAGTAAATGCGCTTCTGTGCCTTCGCACGTAGACGACAAGCTGGCCAAAGCCACAGAAATCTATGGCATTGAGGATCATGTTTTTGCGACCAAGATCGCGCACGTAGGTACACCGGAGGTGGAGTACGCGCTGCCGGTCTACAAGCAGAGCATGGAGAAGACAGCCGTGGCTGCTCGGCTTGGAGAGGAAGTGCTTTACAAAGCCCTCACCTCGGGAGCCTCAAAGTCCCCCATGGTACAAAAAGGCTTGGGAGCCTTAGAGCGCGCTGGTACTGCCCTCGGAGGGAAAGGCGTAGAGCAAGCCACTGGCCGTGGGCTCATGGCCGCTGGTGGACTTGGGGCCGCAGGTACAGTGGGTACCGGAGCAGCAGGGTACGCTGCTCTGAGCGGTGACGAGCCGGAAGACCAAGTTCGTGTTGCCTACGAATTGGACCACGAAGAGAGCCGCTTGCCGCTGGGCAACGAAGGTCAAATCAAGGTCGCTGAGTACGTGCTCAAGCGTGACTACCAGAAGCTCCCGATGGAAAAACGAGCCGATGCGTTCTCCCGGCTGGCCCTCGCGGCAAGAGAGAAGGGCATCGAGCTGGAACCGCTCACCATGAAGATGGCGGGGATGACTATCTGCAGCACCCAGATGCTGCGTGACTGGCTGGGAGCTCGCGCTGCCGCTACCGAGAAAATAGCCAGCACCGGGGGTGCCAGTTGGGGCCCCATGTATGGGGAAGGTGAGGGAACACGCGGAGCACCGGATCCCCTGGCCTCGCTCAGTAAACTCGCTCCTCTTGCGAAAGCTCTGGCTTCAGAAATGAAAGAAGCGCAGGCACAGAAAGTCGCTGCGGCTTTCGACAAGCTCGCCGACGACTTGCGCAAGTCACCGCCGTTCATCCAAGACCGCCCGAGTCTCGTCAAGCTGGCAGCAGCCATCGACACGCTTGACCGCCTCGTTGGGTTGAACCAGCACTACGACCGCAAGCTTCCCGACCCGCTGCAGACCGTGTTCAACACGGAAAAGGTAGCGATGGAAATGGCTGACGTTGCAGGCATGCAGGTACCTGTAGACCAGCTCATGCAACTACCTCCTCAAATCTGGGAGCAGGTAGACATGCCCGAGCTCGCTGAGGTCGCCCAGGCAGGTGACCCTGCGCTGTTCAAGCAGATGTTCGAGACGATGCCCCTAGACATCAAGGTCGCTCTCCAGGCACACTTAGGCTGATGACTATGTTTTATCGGGCGGGACGCTACGCAGCTCTGGTGAAACTGGGCATGGGTCCTCCAGGGCCAACACCTACAGGCCCTGTGCAAAGAGAATTCTCCGCACCCCGTTCCATCGCATCTGCTCCCGTAAATCAGGGGCGGAAACCTGGGGAAAGCTACGGGGACCGTGTGACCATGAAAAACATGACTCCACGTGAAAAAAGCCAACGCCTAATGTACTTGTTCAGTAACTAATGACTACCTCTGCAGCGAAAGCAGCTCTCCGTGACGAGAAAACATGTGCGTCAGCGTGCATGTTCGCCATGGATGCGCTCTTGGGATCTTCATGGAGAGCGTGGGAGCCTGAGACCCTTTGGCTCTCACTCACTCGGATGAGGGTCCATGTTCCTGATGAGAATCGGGAACAGATCATGGCAGCCCGCAGCCTCATCACCACGGGCCGCTTCTACTATGACATGCATGCCTTCGAGAAAACATGCATGAGCTTCAACAACGAAGAGGGTAACTACGACGCCCTCGATGACGCCCCTGTCATGTACATCAGCTGGGCGGTAGCTGAAGCGGAGATGATCCACCGCTTTTACGAAGACGGAGAGACGGGCGTATTAGACCGAGAGCCTGTCTGCTACACCGCAATACAGCTTCACCGTGCTGGGTTCGTGCAGGCCCCTACCCCCTTGGGCTGGGCTCAGAAAGAGCTCGACAAGCACAACGCCAATGATGCCGCATGTAAAAAACTATGTGCTACGGTGCGAGAGGGATGGGCTGCTGCACCCAGGGGAGATGACCTCCTGAGTGCAGCATTTCCCGAAACTCCCGAGGGAGTACAGCTTGCTCGACTAGCCGCTGTCCACGTCTATCACGAACGTCGTCGTAAAGAACGTGAGCAGCAGCTAGCCAAGCTCAAGACCTAGAATTCGACCGTCCATTTGATCTTGTACTCGTACATGGGTACCGCTGGCACGTACACGTAAGAAGCATCAAGGAAGAGAGTGCTCTCCCTTTCCTTGTTTACTGGGCCGGGTCTCGGCCTTTGATTAAACCCGCGTCTTGCTTGTACTTCCTCATGGCCTCGACGATGACCTTCATCTTGTTCTTGTAGGCCGGGTGTCCCTGCATCGCACCGGACAGCTTGCTGAGGTATTTCTCCCCTTCAAGCCCTCGCTCTTTGCCCTGCTCGTTGAGGTGCTGGGCAGCGAAGGTGCTCAACAGCTCGTTGGGCAGGTCTCCGATGTAGAGGGCGATGTTCTTGGCGATCTTGGCCGGGTCCGGCATGGAGCTGAAGAGCTCGATGGCGACCGACTCGTTGAGGTCGTTGATGACCCCAGCGCGGTTCTGCTTCTTGCGGGTCTCGACGAACACACCTTGTGCGTCGATTTTGCAGTTCAGGAGTGCAGCCACGCGCTTCCGCACGCTGCTGTTCGGCTTGTACTTATGGATGATCTCGCTGGGCTGGATGAGCGTGTTCTGGTCCGCGACGAAGTCGAGAAACTTGCCCGAAGCCACGGATCCGATTTGACCTTCGACGAGTGCACGTACAGCAGGCCCCGTCAGGTCCATGCCTGCCGCTTCGGCCCCCTCCATGATGTTCGAGACCTTCTCCCAGTTCGACGGGCACGTGAAGGTCTTGCCTGCGTCCCGAGCTCCAGCGTCGTAGAGGTAGTTCGAAGCCGACTTGATAAACGCGGGCACCAACGGGTACCACTTGCTCTTCTTGGTGTAGTCCAGCCACGCCTTGAGGTCATGTACGCAGTACACGAAGTTGAGGCGCTTCCGGATAGCGTGGTCCTTCTCCGCCTCGTTGACGAGATACACTCCGTCAGAGGGGTTCATGGCTGCCACGACCATGATGTTTCGGTGGAGCGTGAAGTCGTGAATCCGACGCTCGTCGGTGAGTGTGAACAGCGCGTTCACGAGAGCCTTGTCTCCGCGGTTCCACTCGTCGAGGAAGAGAATCGCGTTCCCTTTCCTTTCTGCGATCTCGTTGAGTTTCAACATCCACCCAGGGGGGACGAAGTCGAACGACGCTCCATCAGCGGCGAACATGATCATCGAGATCTCTTCTTGCGTCATGTGACCGAAGTTGAGAATCTTGGTGTGACCGCCTTTCTCGGCTGCCCACTGCTGTACAATGGGGGTCTTGCCAATGCCTGTTTCCCCCACTAGGCAAACAGTAAGTCGTTTGGGCATAGCCCATACGACATCAAGGATTTTGGGAACCATCCCGATGTTCGTAGGCCGAACCCCGAGTTTCTCCCAGGGGTCGACCATATCCTTTTTATCTGACATACTTTTTTTCGCTATACTCTTCTAGAGGAAACCGCAATGGTTACCGGGCTTGACGACATATCAATACGGAGATCGGAGTGGGTAACCACACTCTTGTACCTCGACGGGAAACCTTTTTCGCTTCGAGATTACCCCTTCTACAACATGGTGTACGACAACACGTACTCGGCCATGCTTTTGAAAACTGCGCGACAGGTGGCCAAGAGCACCACCCTGTCAAATTTTTTGATCACTGAAGCGTGTAGTACTCCCCACTGGAAGAGCCTCTTTGTAGCACCCAGTCAGGAGCAAACAACGAAGTTCTCCCAGACGCGTGTGGGAAAAACGATTTTCTATTCGCCAGAAGTAAGGCGACGTTGGATCTCGAAAGAACTCTCTAGTCGTGTGTACATGAAGATGTTCACCAATGGCTCGGAGCTCGCTTTCTCCTACGCCTGTGATGACCCTGACCGTGTGCGTGGTGTGTCTGCAGACCGCGTCGCCTACGACGAGGTGCAGGACATCATGTATGACGAGGTCATCCCCGTCATCAACGAGTGCATGGCCAACTCTGACTTCGCCTATGAAACGTACTGTGGAACTCCTAAGTCGATGGAGAACACCATAGAGACTTTGTGGCAGTGGAGTACACAAACAGAGTGGGTGGTCAAATGTGATGCTTGTGGTCGATTCCAGTTCTTTGTCGACGACAAGTGCTTGGGCAAACTAGGCCCTATTTGTTTGAACTGCGGGGCATACATAAACGTACGCAACGGTGAGTGGATCGACATGAATGTCTATCCACCTGGATTCGACGGGAAACGGATCAAAGGCTTCCATGTTCCCCAGGTAATCCTACCTAAAAACTCACCTGCGGCTATGCCACGCGACGCTCGTAACCAAGAACTGGCCGAGCGTCGTTGGAAGCGAATACTAGAAAAGCATGCTGTTTATCCGACAGCTAAATTCAAGAATGAGGTCATGGGTGTTTCCGATGCCATCGGTACACGTCTCATCTCCAAGGAGGAACTCGAAGCCCTTTGTCTTGACTACGAGGTCACGGATTATCCCACAGGCAATATGTTGATGAGCAACTACCGCAGTGTAGTGGCGGGCGTCGACTGGTCAGGTGGGGGTATGCAGGGCAACTCCCGCACTGTCCTTTGGATCTGGGGTATCTGCTCAGGGGGACAACAGCACAACTTCCGTCTTAGAACGCTGTACTTCAAAGTCTACCCTGAGACCAACCCCATTTCGGGCGGGGTTGTTGACCATATTGTAGACATGTGCACCCGCTTCAACGTAGAGCTGGTGATAGGCGACGCTGGTGCTGGAGCTCTAGCTAACTCCAACCTCCGAGAACGCCTCGGGGGACACCGTGCCATGCAGGTACAGTACAAGGGCGGCACCTCAGGTAGTGGCGGTGCAGGTCGCTCCTTTTACTGGAACAAAGTCGACCGCTTCTTGGCCGAACGCACGACCATGATTGATCACTTCTTCATGTTCGTAAAGCGAGAAGGGGTTGTCTATCCCAACGTCCGACAGATGGCGATTCCCATCAAGGACATGCTCAACGAATACGAAGAAGAGACCAAGCATGGCCGTAAGGTGTGGAGGCATGCCCCCACGCAGCCGGATGACTGCCTTCATGCTCAAATCTTTGGCTGGATGGCAGCCAAGTTTGCGACCATGGATCCGATGTTCACTTTCAACAGTGAAGTCTGACCTTGCTGTCCTCTCGGACCTCTGAGCACCCAATCAAGGTAGCGAAGTCGTCAAGTCAAGATACCCTAGTAAGGGGTATCTGACGAAGGACGTTGAAGCTTCTTGATCCAGTGACGAGGAGGCCGCAGTGCAATGTGCGAAGCACCATAAGGCTCTATGTGTGCGCGCTTCTGCATTTGTCGTTAGGTGACGGAACATCACCTGTAGTCAGTGACTATGACTTTCCAAGGTCTTCTCTTGCTGGGCTGTGAGCGGGACGTCCCGAATCAGGAAATGCATTGCATCTTCTGATTTGATCAAGGAGTCTACGCGTTCGGACAAAAAAGAAGGGGGCAGCCAGTGTTACCTGACCGCCCCCTCTAGGGTTACTCCCAACCTTCGACCAACTCTACCTTTTGGGTAGAGACGCTGTAATGGCGTTGTTTGTAGCCGTACCCGTGAGCCACCATGAGTTGGCGGATTTGTTCTTGGAGAGCTTGGAGTCTCTCCTTTTCCTCTTCAGCCTTATGCATGTGGCTGTAAGCACGGATATAGCTCTCCCCTGTTTCACGGTTTTCGACGTGGAGCAAGTGCACCTTCTTCATGAGTACCTCCATTGGAACTTTTTGCCGTTGGAGATTCGAAGGTGAACAATAGCGAGCGGGACCCGCCAACCTGAGATCTTGAAGAAGCGCAAAGCTGCTTCTCAATATCAGGCTTTTGGGTGGCCAGATATCTGACAAGGTCGAAGACCGTCCCCCGAAGGGGAGTGTCAGATAGCACAGGCACCCTGCGTCTAGCACAAGCGTAACGCAAGGTACTAGGTGACCTAGCAGTCTGCGACGGAACATCGCAGCCTTAGGAGGGATTTACCGGGCCCCGCTCATATGCTTTTACCAGTTATGCAATCGCTGTAGTGACTGCTTCATCTGCTTCATTGTCCAGCTCGGGCGAGACCGCCATGGGGATCTTCGCAGCGAGCTGGTACAGGTACATGCGGTTCTGGAGAATGAATCCAGGGTAACTCGCTACAATAATCTCCGCGGGAGCTTGGCGACTGCGAATAGCAGACCTCTCCAACCGCAGGGTGCGAGCAACATTGAAAATTGGCATGTAACTGATGGTTCCGTTTTGGTCATTCACAGTGACCACGCAGGGATCCAAAAGCGTTATCTCACGTTCGGTCTCTTCTTTGACGATGCCAAGAATAGGTCCATCGGGTGTGGCAATGATTTCCACGCGAGCGTTTTGACAGTCTTCCTGATCCGTGACGGTCACGAATTCGACGTAAGATTTGGCGACCTTAGCGTCCGTCTCAATCCAATCAGGGCGTAGCTTGGCGCCATGCTCCACCATTTTTTTGAGCATATCAGGAGAGGGATCTTTAACGATATCGTCGTTCTGATCCTTGATCACACGAGTCCATTGATTTCGAGTCTCCGTGACGACATGCAGGGTGAATGTCATCCCGAATTTTTCGAAGACCTTGGTCTCGTGCTCAGGCTGCCACGAAGGCGTCTTCTCGGAGTTCTGTGAGGAGCTCATGTTCTTCTACGATTCCTTCCTGTCTAGGCACATAGCTGTGCTTAGCAAGGTACTTATCAATGGCTTGGCACTCTCCATAACTGGGCCCCACTTCTATGTCAACCTTGAAGGGCACTGGTAGCCACGGGAATTTCTCACTAACACGTGTCTCAGCGTAGTATGTCACGAACTCCTTCAGTTCCAACAAGTGCTTCTTCGGGAACTGAAAGACCATGGAGTCATGCACTGTGAGTAGATGACGCGCCCCTGGAAAAGTAGACCGCAGCGGTTCACTGATTTCCACGAGCTGAGCTACGACGATATCCGAGCTCGTCGATTGAATCTTGAAGTTACGCGCTTGGCGAACCGCACGGCTACGATGCCGTGAAATATGCGCAAGGGGGAAGCGACGACGACGGAAGAAGTGTGTTTCCACAAACCCGTTACGCAGCACCTCTTGTTCGATGCGCTCCGCGTAGGTCTTGATCGCGGGGAACATCTCATAAAGCAAAGCAATAAGCGCCTTGGCTTCATCGAAGTCCACTCCGATACTCTCAGAGATCTTCATGGGGCCAGCCCCGTAGAGAATCCCAAAGACAACACGCTTGATACGAGATCGTTCCTTGTCTAAGAGTTTGCGCTCTTTTTCATCGGGTACAATGCTCGCGTCGTCCCGGCCAGCGTATTTCGCATACGGCCTGCCAAAGACCTTGTGCGCAAAGAAACTGTGCATGTCTAGACCCTCGTTGAGGGCCTTGATCAATGCAGGGTCGTGTGCGTAGGCCGTAAAGACACGTACCTCAGCGCCTTTGTAGTCGACGTTGACGATCACATAGTCTTCGTTGTCCGGTATGAACAGCTTCTTGATATTCCATCCCGCCAAGAATTTCGGGATGTTCTGCATGTTCATGTCTGAGCTGGACAGACGCCCCGTACCCGTTCCGTTCAGATGAAACTGGGTATGAAGAAACCCATCTCGCTTAGACAGCACACGCACGTTGGCCAAGAAGGTGTTGAGTGCCTTGGAGCTCTTACGCCAGCGCAGTAGGCGCTCCAAGAAGTACGACTTCTGCGTAGGTACTTTCTTGTCTTCGTCTTGGTACTCGACCAGAGGCCCGAGGAGTTTGGCTGAGGTACTGGGCTGACCCTTCTTCGTCTTGGCTAAGACTTCATAGGGTTCCATTTTTGTACCGTCAGGGTGTGTCCAGCCCCAGTTGTACAGCACGTTGGCTAGCGACCCTGCATGGTTCAAGTTGAGCGGTGTACCGTCCAGCTTGACCGTGCCTGCCATTTGATAGAGCTCAGATTCCGTCGAGTTGACGATCTTACGAAGCCCCTCATCAAGCACTGCGATGTACGGTCGGTCGACCTTCAGTCCCTCGTACTCCATCGCACCCAGTACCCGAGTTGCGGGTATGGCGTGGGAACGCATGAGGCGAGCTACCTTGGAGCCCTCCTTGGCGATCCGCACTTTCTGAACACGAGTGAGTTGCCTAGTTACGTCAGCATCGACTGCTCCATAGATTTGAAGATCGCGCACAGGCACGTTCTCAAACCCCGCGTCCTTGGAGATCTGTTTCTCCTTCTTGGTACGCGGATCCTTGGGTCGTTTAGGCTTCTTGATGGCCTTGGGCTTCTTGGGCTTCGTGAACCACTTGACCGGCTTCTTTGGTTTTCCACGCTTACCTTTCGGCCAATCAGAAACCACTACCTTCCACGCTGCCTGCTGCCCGGCCAAGTGCGCCTTGATGAACGTGTAGTCTTCCATGGCTTGGGTGTATTCAGCCATGGCCAGTGCGCGCTCTTTGAGCTCCCTGGTGTGTACGACGAGCTCTTCGCGATACTGTCGGAGCAACGCCAAGAACTCAGGATGGTCTTCCTGAAGGGAGACCTCCTGGTCTTTGATTTCCTTGTCAGTCGCTTCGACCTGAGAGATCCCTGCCTGGAGCATGAGAATGTCGTAGAGCTTGTCCTCATAGCCACAGTACTTGGGCAGCCACCCTGCAGTGAGTGCCTTCAGCCCGTAGCTACCCTTCTTGTCTTCATCGAGAAGGTGCTCTCCGAGCAGCGTGTCCCACACCACGTTACGTACAACAAATCCATCCTTCAATTCGATGAACTTGAGATCGAACTTGGCGTTGTGAAATATCTTCGGCTTGAAGGTACCCAGCACACGCTGGATGACCTCCCGGATTTCAGCTAGTCGGTCAAGATACTCTTGTGGCGCGTGGGGATGCTCGTAGAGAATAGTAGTAGCAAGACCCTCACCCCACCCAAAACAGAAGCCAATGATCTTGGCTGATTTCTTTTCCGGGTGGAGCGTCGTGGTCTCTGTGTCCACAGAGATGGCCCAGTTTTCTGGGTCACCCTTTTTGGCGTAGTTGATGATGTCGTCACATACCGCGACTGCTTCTTCGACAGTCTTGGGTATGATGTACTTGCCCGAAATCTTCTCTAGGGTGACCTCTTCATCAGGGCCTCGTTGAGACCGTTCAAAAGCATTCTGTAGATCGAGTTTGAATGTTTCGAAGAGACCTGGCTTAGCCAACAGCGCCTTCTGGCTGAAAGTAACCAAGACCTGAGCATTGTATTTGGGGTGCTTGAAGAACTTCCCCCGCGCATCTCGGTGCTTACCTTTGAAGCCAAGCTGCCGCATCACAGCAGCGCCCATAGCTACAATGATTTTGGGGCGCGTAGAGAAGATGGTACTCGTGAGGTAGGTGCTACACGCAGTGAGTACTTCTTTGTTTGGAGCCACGTCTTCTTCGTCCATACACTGCACCGCGTAGGTGTAGCGACACTCGACGAACTTGAACTCTGGCTTCTGACGCAACATCGTAATCGCAGTTTTTACGATGCGCCCTGCATGTCCCAAGAAGGGCATGTTATTGACGCCGGACTTGTCATCCGGTTGATCCGCAATGACTAGTAAGTCAAAGGGCTTGGATACATTGGGACTCGAAGGGGTACACCTCTTGTTGTCGTATCTAGGGCATCCTTTACAAGGTTTGCCCTTCGGTTCTTGCGGTCTACGCATCTATAGGTTTACTCCACCCAGCGGGTCGTCCTCATCTACCTCAGTCTCTGCCTGCTTTTCTTGGTTTTCTTGCTCTGTCTGTGCTGCCTTCTCTGCGGCCATGAGCTCTTTCCGCGCGTTGGCGGCGTCTATCAATATGTGCTTCACATCGAACACAGATGTAGCTGGTGAGCCTACCATGCCTTCAGCACGGAGACGCATCGTTATACCTGTGCGTCGAGCCTCGTCTGGGCGTACGAAATGCTGGGACTCCCCCGCCTTGGCCCGCAGACTAGTGATGGACATTCGCCCGTACTTGTTCAGCGAACCTATCAGCAGAGTCTGTCTCACCTGAGGCCAGAGGATACCTATGCACCCCGAGATCTCATCAAAGTAAATGCCAGTGTCCGACGAGTTGATTCGCTCTCGCCATTCCTGGTGTTGAATAATGCTCCGCAACGACTTCTTCAGAGGGACATCGTCAGTGCCAATCTGAATATGCGGAGCGTTTATGATCGCGTCGACCAAAGCATTTCCAGGAGATGAAGCTGTGCGCTCATCTACCAAGTCCTGTCTGGATGCCGAATAGTCATCGATGAACTGGTCCCCATCTATCCCGATGACCTTAGCCACGGCGACTAGGGGCATGAGGATCTCATGACGACGTTGGAGATTACGTTTGACGTTCTGTCCGTAGCTCAGGTAGGCGTTCTGATACGCCTGCGCTATCAGCGGAGCAGTGCGAAGTACGTTCAGACAAATGGATTCCCGGAGGCCATGGAATACCTGGATCCCAAATTTCTGAGTGAGCTCTGAACGGGTGTTGGCCTTGTTGGGATTCTTGCGCAGGTTCAGCGTGTTGAATCGGCTCTCGTCCATAGTGTCAATGATGACGGTGGCACTGGCTGTGATGACGGGGTTGTGTATGAAATAGCTGTTCCCGGTACCATCAATAGTGCCGACGCTGTAGTCGGCCATACCTTTGGTCGCGAGACCTCGCATACGCCGGTACAGCTGCTTCATCTTCTGGGACTCGTGGGTACCGTCGTCCGGATCGTTAGCCTCATCCAGCCCCAACATCACTCGGGTGCTGTTGAAGTGCTGGAACACCGCAGCTGATGTACAGCTGTCGGAGGTGGCCGCATGGAAAGTCAGCGCAAACTCAGGCATCTGCTTGTGCCCACAACACAGAGACAAGAGGGCTGACTTACCTGACTCGTGTTCACCTAAGATGTGCGTCATCACGCGCTTTTGCATAGCGTCCGACACATACCCATAGAAAATCAGTAGCGTCATGTACATGACATCTACCTTCTGGTATCGGAACTCACAGGCGGTGTCGATGATGTCGTACACAAGGTCAAAGCACTGCCGCAAGCTGTACTTAGGTCGCCGCAGTAAATCCTTGGCTTCCGCTACGAAAGGAAGCCAACCTTCAGCCATGCTTTCAGGACAGATCAATGTGTTGCGGTGGATATTGAAAACTGATTCGCCATCCGAGGGACCGTCGAGCTCCGTGACATCCTTGAAGTCGGTGCCTTCGGCGTTCCACTCCATCTTGTAGATGCGGTTCCCGTTGACGATGTAGCCAGGCTCACCCATGCCCACATCGCTCAAATGGATGCCCTGGCCCTTGAGCAGCCACGGAGTCTCCTTCGCCTGGCTAGACAGCGCTGAGAACGCCATGTCGACGGACTCAGCGATGTTCTTCTCACACTGCGCAAAGGACGAGTGTGTGGCATCAGCAGCCTCAGGGTTGGGCAGGTAGGTGGGAAGGCCTATCTCGTCGCGTACCCACTCGTACAGCACTCCTGTGGGCGTGTACGCCTTGAAAGTAGTGACCCCTCGCTTGAGACCCACACACAGCTCGACCTCGGTGCGGTTCTCTTTGTGCCACAGCTTCAAGATGTTGGTGTTGTTGTTGACCGAGATGACGTGGAAGTTCTGACGAATCCAATCCGCGATGCTCTGGATGAACCCCACAGGGTTGTCCTCGTACTGCATCGCAGCCAGCCGAATGCGCGCTGGAGTCAGTAGCGGGTAGTCCTTGGAAATCATGTCAGCAAAGGACCGGAGCTCTGCGTCGTTACGCAGAAGGCTCGCGATCTCGATGACCACAGATTCTTGCTGGACTACGTCGTCATCCTCTACGTCTAGGAGCTCGTGAAGAGACCGTTGATGGCACCACCTCGCAGCGAATACAAAGTTTCGGTTGTCGATGACCGCTCGGAAAAACGGATCGAACCCATAGAAACGAATCGCCTCATCAGGGTCGTACTTACCACCGGAGGGATTCTGTAATCCTATCGGCCAGTCAAATACCTTACACGCAACTTTGCTTGATTTCTTGAGTATGTTGACCGGGTATTCGTCTCCCGCGTCATCATGGTCGCCTACGATACTGGCCTTGGTCAGCCCAATACGCGACAAGAAATCTATACCCTGATGTCCTCCCCCTCCCAACGCGAGGAAAATCTCATCAAACACAGCCTTCTCATGCTGGCCTTGGTAGGCCGCCAGTTGGTCGTGTTCACCTTCCACCAGGATAACGCTGTCTACTTTGTCGCTCCAAACGAGGGGCGAGTAGGCTGTGTGGGTGAGTCCGAAACATCCCATCGGTTCATCATCATGCAGTTTCACTACCCGCACTGAGTCTTTGTCTGGCTCAGGCTTGCGGAGTTTGAACGCAGTGATGTGATCAGGGGCGGTAGCGTAGGTGTAGACTATGCAGTCCATGTACCCTGTGCCCAGATAATCACTGAGCAAACGCAGGATCCACTTGATGTCTTCGTCGGTAGCGTTTTTCTCTTTGCAGAGACGCTCCAAGTCATGCTTACGCGGCAGCAGTCCTATCCCCGTCATGGAGAAGACATCTTTGATGCCACGAACCTCACGCAACCAGTGACAAGCTGCCCTGGCTGACTCAGGAGCTGTCGGCGCAGTCCATACGTTGCAGAGGTAGTTGAAGCACGCCTCGGCGATAATACCCATACGCTTGCGCAGGGTAGTTTCTTCGTCGAATGCTTTTACGTCATCGGGACGTATCGAGCGCGACAATTTGAAGTGGCGTCTGAATGCGTCGAACGCCTCCGTGTAGGAGACGTTCATCAGACGCTGCACTAATTTGATAGGATCCTTGACCCCTTTTTTACACGTTTCGGCGAAGCACTTGTAGTAGCCCTTCGTCGTGTGTATGTGCCCCGAAGGGTTGGAGTCTACGTGAAAAGGACAACAGAGCTTCAATCTAGTTCCTGTGACGACAACTTTGCCGGCCCCGACACCGGGGGAGTGAAGAAACTCTTCCCACGCCCCAGTCGGTTGTTGCCACAGTTTGGTTTGTTGAGCCCAGAAGTCCTTTCGGTTCTTGCTAGCTGGTTTCCCCGTTGCCATTACTTACCTGCTCTGGACAAATGTCCTTGTAGTCACACCACCTGCAATGTGTCCCGACCCTTGCAGAGAATGCGGCTACAGCATTCGCTCGATCGTTCAGATATTTGATCAACCATGGTCTAAGCACCTCAACAATGAACCGCGTCGACTTAGGTTTGCCCCACTTGACTTGGTCATGCGCCATGAAGTTAAGCGCACACTGTACGCCCTTCACTTCAGGGTAGTACGCATGTGCCATCACCGAGTATATGTCCAACTGCGTCCCGAAATGAGACATAGGGTGCATACGTCCACTTTTGTGGTCGATGATGATCAGGTAACCGTTCTCTAACAAGAGCCCCATGTCCACGATGCCGCGGACCATGCCGTCGTTATCAAAAAAATCACACGGGGTGAAATCCGGTGTGACTGCCCACTTTTTTTCTAGGAACAACTCCTTGGCGGGGAAGCGTCCACAGAAACTGTCCACCTTCTCTTTGAAGGCAGCCAGCGACTGAGCAAAAGTTCTGCACTTCTCTTCTTCTTTGTGAGTGAGTACCTCATCCACATCAACGATAGCTTGGGCTAGCGCTTCCTTTACGCGCACCCCTTCGAACACGAGCTCTTGAGCTCGGTGAACCGTAACACCGACTTTGGCAGGCGTCCCTCGGGGACCCCCTTTTACCTTGTCGACGTACCTGTACTTGAAGGATAGGCCGCAGCGCGCTGCCATGTCCGCTTTTGAAGGAGACCACGGGTTGTGGTCCAACAAAGGGAGTCGAATTTTCTGCATGTCCCACCTAAAAAGGAGCAGCGGTTAGGGGGGCGTGCCTCCTAACCGCTGCTAGCTCTTACATGTTTTCTGAGAAATCCAACACTTCGGAGTCATCGCTGATCTCGATGTTCTCCCCTGTGGCGTTGGCCCCATTTGAGCCCTCCTTCAGCCGCTTTGCAAAGAGCGACTGGAAGTGAAGAGCTTGGTGGTAATTCGCCTGGTAGTATGTGTGGAGCGCGTCACAGACCTTCATGGTCTCTTCGTCGGTACGACGCCCTGTTGCTGCGGTGCGCAACTCGTAATAGTTGCGACTATTTGCGCTGATCTTTTCGGTGGAGACAGAGAAGGAGCGACCCCAAAGGGCAGGAGGTTGAATCAACCGCTTGATGTTCTTCCCTGCCTTGGCGCTGGACTTCATGAAACTGATACGGTACAAAGCCGTCAGATCCTCGGTTACAACGAAATAGCTGTAACCATTACTGCAATCTGGACGAGCTCCCTGCACGAAACGCCCGTAAGGACAGGCTTGGCAGTCGCCGTATCGCGTACCTGTGACACCATCTAGAGACTGGCAATCCATTTGGTCCTCACCCCACTTCTGCCGCATCTCATGCAACAAAATCGGAATGAAGCTGAGCGAGTCCCCCAGGGTATTTCCCTGGGAATCGAACAGCTGTCCGTTCTTGCAATCCTCAGGGATCACATCCGAGGTGGAGCTCGGTTGACGAACACGAACCGTAGGGATTCGAACTCGTTGTTCGCCTTCCATGCCTTTGATGCCAGGCTGGGTGAGCCTGGCCAGGTCCAATACTTTAGACCCCAATTCATCGTCAAGGCTCTCGGCGAGTTCTGAAAGCGTAGCTACTGAGCTTGCAATGCGTGTATCGAATTCTGCTTCTATCTTAGCTAGGTCGGTGGTTTCCGTAGTGTCACTCATTTGTACTCCTAAAGTACGTTTGCTGAAGAGGCTTAGCCTACCCCAAGTCACCCTGAGAGGCAATACCTCATTTAGGTATCTTTTCTAACAATGAGTACGAAAAACACTACCGCTGTTCGCCCCTACAATCACGATTCGCTCGCGATCTACTACAAGGACGTGGAGGGGACCCGAATACTAACTCGGGCTGAGGAACAGGGGCACATACGAAAATTTCATGAGACACAAGATCCTGCAGCACGTGATCTGATTATTCAAGGAGCTTTGCGATATGTAATCGCAGAGGCCCGCAAACACCCTAGAGCCTTCCATAATCGTTCAGTTTTGGAAGATCTCATAGCCGCTGGGAATATCGGACTGATCCGTGCACTACACAAATTCGATCCAGAGGCAGGCACTCGGTTCTTAACGTACGCCGGTTGGTGGGTACGCCATGAGATGCGCGAAGAAGGACGCCGGATAGGCATTGTCCACATCCCCGCCCACGCCATCGCTAAAGGAACCAAGATACCTATTGCCACTGCGCTCGCCGAACATTCTGCTACGGATACGATCACGCGGGATGCTACAGCTCAAATCAACTCTACGCAGAGCGTCGTGAAGTTGCTTGTGCTCACCCCGTTGAGTACCCGTGAAACTTTTATTGTGAAGACCTGTTACGGTATTCATACATCTGCAAAAACCTTGAAACAAATAGGCAAGGTTTTGGACATCACTGGGGAGCGTGTACGCCAGTTACGAGAAGCGGCGCTTACTAAGCTCCGCTCGTCTGCGTCTACACACCAGATTTCTCTTTTTTAGCCTGCAGCGGCGGTTTCGCTCTCAGCTGCAGGTGCCTTTTTCTTTTTCGGACTGCTCTTCTTTTTCGCCGCGCCTTTCGTGGCTTTCGCCTTGGCAGTCTTTTTGGCAGTCTTCTTTTTGGCAGACTTTTTCGCCTTCGCTTCTTTTTCCTTGCGCGCCTTGGCATGGAAATCCATGTCCGTGTGGCTGTCACCAGGCTTCAGATTCTCGAAATCGAGGTCTCCTAGAGCAACGCGCATCCCAGCGGCCAGGCCGTTGTAGAACGCTTTGTCTCGTGCAGTGGCAACGTCTGCGTCGGCGTCGAAGGATGCGTCGCTGACGAACTGAGCAAGGTTCTTGGCCGTAGGACGACCCTTGTTGGCGTACGTACGCCGGGTACCCGCTTCCTTGGATGCCTGCTTGGCAACCTTGCGAGCTTCTGAACGTGTGTCTGCGCCGAGCACCTTGGTGACAACGTCCTCTTGGGCGTCCTCAGGTACGTCAGCGATGTTGAGCGCCTGCTCCAGGGTCAGATCCCCTGATTCAAACGCCTTGGTGGCTGCTGGGCCCAGTTTGGTAGCTGCCTTGTAGTGGTAGCTCACCCAGCTCTGTGGACGGCCTAAGCGCTTTGCGATGTCACGCTGCTCCAGGCCTGAGTTAGCCATCTTCTTGATGGCGTTGGCGATTTCGTGTGGCTTCAGGTTTTTGCGATCGATGTTCTCCTTGAGATTTCGATCCCTGAGCTCTTCGGTGGTGCCGTCGTTGAGCACCACGTCCAGTACTGAGTAGGCGTCTTCCCCGAGCTCAGCTCGGATCAGCTCTATCGCTTTGAAGCGACAGAAACCGTAGACCAGGTAGTACTGCTTGTTGTCATCTATGTCGTTGCGGTTGGCTTGCGTTACCCCCACCGGCTGGAGCAATCCCGACTCCATGATGGAGACCTTCAAGGACTTGATGTAGTCCTCATCGTAGTCCGTACGTGCGTTGAACCCCTCATTGGGCATCACGCTTTCAAAAGGGATTTGGATGATCTTTTTCTTGGCCATTTTTCACCTCGTCGTTGCTTAGCAGTTCCATTATCAAAACTATCTGTGCGTCATATCTCTCGTAGAGGATTCGATCTGTATCTTTGTTTACACTTTGAGATTGCAGAGTTATATGTTGGAGTTTTGCACGTAACTACACTTCGGCATCTGCTTTGGTCAGGACCTGACGCTGCGCTACTCCACTGACAGTGTCAATTGCGCACGCCACTAGTGGTTGATTGAAAGCACGGAACAAATCTGAGGACATACCCATGACCTGAAACAGGACGTCCCAGGTCTCGTCCCTGGCATACCACGGGGGTGTGGTATCCAGATCTCCTCGTCTAATCTGTTCCATCGCACGGATAACTATTTGCGCTCTCGTAGCCAAGCTACCTCCTCTCTCACCTTACCCTTATTGATGTAGGTGAGACTGAGATCGGTTAACGCCATCCCCTCTAAGACGTCGCCAACTGCTTGGTGGAATTCCATCAGAACCTCATCCCGAGGTCCACTGGTAGCCACGCTGACTATGTAAATCGCTCGAATAATCGCAGTACGCTGAGTGATTAGCTCCATCGTACTGCGAATGCGGTCCATCCGCTGTTTTTTATGTTGCTTTGTCGTCATCACGTTCGAAAGGTTTTGACCCGTGGGTCGGACAAAGCACCACATTGCCGTGTGATTTGCACTGGCTACCACACCAAGGACAAGTCACGTCAGTGCTAGCCTGTTTCACAACAGGCTTAGCGTTCTCGTCTACCCCAAACTTCTCCATCACTCAGCAGACGCTGGAGACGTAGAGGTTGTGGGAGAGCTTTCTCTTTTACCATTGTTTCCCGCTTTCTTGCGTGGCTTGACGGGAGGTGCAGGGAAAGTCGGTGAGTTGGTGAGCGTATTCAGCAACCGAAGAACTGTTGCATCCTTTTTATCGACCACGGTGGGCAATACGACTACCTCTCCGCGGAACATGACGACCAAGTCTGGCTTGGGGAACGGCAACCCACCCAAGAAACTGGCCACCTCCTGCGCATTGGTCTCTTTCAGCGCCAGATTCTCGTTGTACTTTGCTGCCTGCTCCAAAGTCATAGGGACTTTGTGCGTCTTCTTGGTGCGGCTGCACATTACGGGGACTTCGACTTCAAAATCTTCACTCATCAGTTGCCTCAGGAATAGTAGGTTTTTGTACCAGGGGAGAACGCTTGAAGGCCGCGTCAAAGACCTCTGTGATCTCTTTTTCAGTACCCCCCATGGCTAAAAAAGAATGTACTAGGCCGGCTAGTATCGCAGGCACCTGTTGTTTTTCAAGCAAGAAGGTAGCTAACGCAGCTCTACCCGTAAAGTCAGTCATGTCTACCTGGGCGCCATCTGGTCGCCCAATGGGGCAGGCCGCATCCTTGTGGTAGTGACTCACAAGGATGCGACCATTGGGATGGATTAACCCAGGCGTTTTTTTGAAGATGATGACCCTACCACGCACCTCTCCAGGGCGTAAAGGTATATCCCCTGAAAAATTATCCCTGAGGTGTGGGGGTAGTTTTGATAGGTTCGGCCCTATCCCATTCCAATCCCATCCATCCCTTGCCATGTGCTAGCGCTTCCTGCCGCGGCAATCTTTCCAGTAAGGGCACCACTTCTCGGTGCACCACCAGTTCTCAGGGTTAGTGCGGCGAAATCTCCCTGAGGCGATATCTTGCGCGACTTCAGCGACTACGTCTAGTGCGTGCATTGTCTCACGCTTATCCCGGATCGATTCGGTGCGCAAGAAACGCTCCGGCATTGTCTTGGTGGGCTTGACTAGTTGGTCTAGCCGCACATGTGGAATTCCCGTGACATGTGCATACAGGCTGAGCTGGATGCTGTTGTCTGCCTCGGATTGCGACGCAGCTTTCTTCTTCGTTTTGAGATCCGAAATACTTCCCTCTTCCACGAGGTCGATGACCCCCATGAAAGGGATAGGGTCGGAGTTTTCGGGCGTGACCTTGACGCGGAACACCTGCTCAGCGGCAACAGGCTTCACTGCAGGGATGGGTTGTCCCGTCTTTGAGTCCTTGTCACTGCCCAGTGCGACCCGATGGTATTTCCGTGTCAGGCGCACGCCCATGTCCTTGATGACCCCAGGAGTAAGGGGGTCACCCTTGCTGTCCTCTTCCTTGATTTCTGCATACACAATCTCTGTATCGTGCACGTCAGAGTAGTGCTGCACCATCTCAGCAGAGGAGATGGGGCTGCCCCCAATTATACTGAGGTGGAGCTCCTCTGCTGCTTTGTGCACCCCTCGTCCCTGCACCATGAACGAGTTGGAAGGGATGAGCTGTTCCAGCACGTAGCGACGGCGATAGGCTTCGCCGCACTTGGTGTACTGCATCACCTGGGAAACAGATAGGTATCCGCGGGGCAGTGCACGGCTGTATAGGTCGTCACCCTCCCCTGTCTTTTCAATACCTTTGATTTCTTCGTTATCTATGGTGTCTATCACTGATCTTCCTTGGCCTTTTCTTCTTCTAGAGCTTTGCTTTGCGCGACTATATTTGCGACTTCCTGCTGAGATTGTCGTAGTTGTTCATCCCGCGTCGGGACACTGCCCGGTGTGGGATCGAAAAGGTCGGTGGCGGACATGGCTACGTTGGCGCTGCCATTGGATTTGTGGGGGTTCGGGTCTTCAGCTTCTGACAGTTCCTCCACAGGGGGTGTGACAGCCGTGGGGGCATCGACTTCTGCGGCTGCCGTAGCCTCACGCGGGCCCCGAGTCTCCGCGTCCACCTTGATCCCGTCAGGGAAGGCCTTCTTGAATAGTTCACAAAGTTGATCTAGATTTTTGACCGCAAATCCATTGCGGTCAAAGTACTCCTGGATCATCTCTCGGAGATCCGAATCTTCAAACTCTAGGCGTAGCTTCATGGGATTAACCTCACCTGTGCGGTGTCACGCAACATTGTGCGATCGTAGACACAATCGTCGTCGTAAATTTCAATCTTGTGCTTCAAGCAACGGGATATCTCAGGACACGTAGCGCACATAGAACGCTTAGTGACCAGGTCACTGAAGTCTATCTTCTGCTCCAGTGCAGTTGCCTTGGCTTCGTCCAAGGTGTGCCGCCCAATGAGACGGTACACGACCACTTTTCTGTCTTGCCCGATACGGTAATTGCGGTCCAGAGACTGCAGATAGTGATCTAGACTCCAGGGCAAGTTGTAGTAAATAGTGTAATTGGCTGCGTTTAACGTAATGCCAACCCCAGTCGATACCTGACCAATGTACACTCTGCATGCCGGTTCGTTGTTGAACTGCGCCATGCACTGCTGCACTGTGGCCCCCGTCATACCCCCTTCAACGCGCACATACCCCACCTTGGTTTTCTTTACCGCCTTTTCGATCTGGTCAAGTTCGACGCGGTAAGAAGCCCAGATGATAACCTTGTTAGCCTCATCTTCCAACACCGTTTCCAATAAACCTACGAGTTCATCGAGCCGAGCGTTCTTCTTCAGAGAATTCACAGTGGGGGCAGGCAACTTGCGTATTATTTTGCACTTCTGGGTGTAAGGCGACACCTCGTTCTCTACACAGTCGTGCACGTGTTTACACCCATCACAGAGGCGTGGATTCTTCACCGTCTGGTACATGAATCCGCTGCCAATCTGATCTACCTTGTTCAGCAGCGAGATGACCTCAGGCACATAAACGTATGGTTGCAGTGTCTTCCCTGCAGCCTGGTCCAGCGTGCCTTCCTCCAAGGCGTCTTTCACCACAGACCCTGCAGCGTCGCATCTCTCCATGATCATATTGTTGTACGCTTTTTTCTGTGCTCCATACACAGGGAACCGGACATCGATGACCGTTTGGTCGGGTAGATCTAGACACTCCTCTTTGGTCTTGCGTGAGCATACGAGATTAACCCGCTCGTTCATGATATCGAGATTCTTGAATCCCAGGAGTATCTTGGGCCGAGCCTCGTTAACTTCGTGCGCAGGATATACCCCGAACATTTTTCGGAAAGCCCACCAGTGTTCCGCACAGAAATACTTGCCAAGAAAGCGAAGCTGTGCGTACATGTCGAAAGGTGAACCCAGAGAGGGAGTACCTGAAAGTAAAATACGCCGATAGGCCCGCCCAGCTAGGGCACGTGCTGCCTTGGTGCGTTTTGCAAACGGCGTCTTCATTTGATGAGACTCATCTGCAACGATAACGGAGTAGGGTATTTTGATGAGCTCTTCGTAGTACAACGACGCCATCGTATACGTCACAATAGTGGCGACCGGGTTGGTACCGATTGCCTCTTGGATACGCTGCTGTTTCTTCTTCGGGCTGTATCCGTCTACTACAACGACATCGTCTATGTTACCGTGCTTCCCGAACTCTTCAGCCCAAGTGTGCAGCATCACCCTAGGGCAGAGGATGAGAGAATGGTCACCCGTCAACCGCTGCAGATCCACAGTCACTTTGCACTTCCCGAGGCCAGGGGAGTAGAACAGCCCCGCGCGTAAGTGCTTGTAGAGGTGCAGCAGCCCGTCCATTTGGTGTTGGTAGGGATCCGTGACAAAGCTAAACTCGATAGGCAATACGGCCGGCTTGCCGAGCTCAGCGACGTGGGCGGCAGTCCCCTCGCTCAGTTCAAGGTTCGGCACTACCTTCGACAGGTCAGACAATACAAATGAATGGACGGGGAAAAACGCAGGAAAACGCCATGATGTTGAGTCACCATGGTACACTGCGCCGTACACTTTTTTCATCTCGTTTGCCAAACCGAGATCTACCCGAAGAGTAAAAATGGGCGTTCGGTACACAGACGAGATTTGTAAGACAGGGACCACACTCACCTCCTCTAGGACGGAATAGCTATGCCTGGTGCTCAAGGAGATCTGGGACTGGCTGACCTGGCTACCTCACGCGGAGGAGCGAGTCACCCCAACCCCATGTTCGACTTCCTGACGGGGTTCGCCCCTAGGAAGCTCAAAGACCTATTCCGATGGGTTGAATATCTCTACTACAACTCAGCGCACATTTTTGCTGCGCTCAAGAAATTCGCTGAATATCCTATCACAGATATTACCATCGATTCCAACGATGAGGCGCTGAAGGACAACTGGACTCGGGTACTAGAAAAGTCACTGAAGATCAAGAGCATCTCTATAAAGACGGGCCTTGACCTCCATCTCTACGGCAACTCATTCATCTCAGTGTACCACCCCTTCAACCGATTCCTACTCTGCAATTCATGCGGAGCGCGGACCGGGATAAAAAAGGTCAAGTACAAGTTCAAGCTGAAGGCGATGAGCTTCAGCTACCACTGCCCGAGCTGTCATTCTCGTGTAAGCGGCAAGTTGAAAGACGAAAAGGTTTCCGACGAAAAACGTATCAACGTTATCCGTTGGGACCCCAAGTTGATGGACATCAACCACAACCCCATCACGGGTGAGAGCAAGTACTACTACACCATCCCTCAAGAGCTGAAGCACAAAGTTGAGAAGGGCGACGCCCATATCATCAACACGCTTCCGGTAGAGTTTCTCCGCGCAATCAAAGAAGACAAAGTCTTTGAATTTGCAGATGACCACCTCTACCACATGAAGATCGACCCCCCTGCAGGCATTGAAGCCCAGTGGGGATTTCCTCCTCTTACCTCAACCATCAAGCTCTTTTTCTACACCGCCATTCTTCGGAAGGCGAACGAGTCCATCGCCCTTGAACACATAGTACCCTTCCGAGTACTGCACCCTGCGCCCATCAGCGGAACCGCAGACCCTGCGTCTACGCTCAACATGTTGAAGTGGCGCCAAGAGCTCGAAACCAACATCAAGCAGTGGCGCAGAGACCCACTGCATATCATGTTCGCCCCCGCCGCTTTGGGCGTCACCATGATGGGTGGCCAAGGCCGGTCCCTGCTCACCCTTGGTGAAGTAAAAGACGCCGAGGACAACATCATCGCAGCCATGGGCATCCCCCGAGAGTTTCTCTACGGAGGGCTATCTTTTACGGGGTCTGCGATCACACTACGCATGCTGGAGAACCAGCTAGAGACCTACACCAGCCATCTAAATGAGCAGCTCAACTGGATTGTCGGCCAGTCCGCAACTATTTTGGGTTGGAAATCGGCGGAGGTACATTACACCCCGTTCAAGCTCATCGATGATGCACAGCAAAAACAGAGTCTCCTGAATCTCAATGCGATGAAGCCTTTGGTTTCCGACGGCACCATCCTTGAGTTACATGACATCGACATCAACAAGGAGCGGGGTAAGCGTCAGCAAGAAATGCTTGACGAGACCCGATTCCAGATGGAGACACAACAGAAAATGGAGAAGCTGCAAAACTCCCTGGCACAGCAAGCGACGCAAGAGTCTCAGTCAGGGACAGGGCTCTCCTACAACCCGCAGATGGTCATCGCACAAGCCGAACAGATCATCCAACAGATGCAGCGAATGGATCCTGGGTCTCAGAAATCTCTCATGGCGCAGCTCTCCCAGGAGGACGCTGTCATGTACGCCGTAGTGAAGGATCGCTGGGCAACTATGCAGTCTATGCAAAAACAGCAAGCAACGTCACAAGCTGCGATGGGTGGGGGTCCGGTATGAGTTTCGCTGACGCTGTTGAAAAAGCACAACGAATGCCTGAGCTCCCCGAGGAGCTCTCCGAACAGGTACCTGATCTACTGGCGGGGGGTGCCCCCAAAGGCATTGGTACCCGCGTTGTAGATGACGTCAAGAATACCGAAATACGAGGCTTGACCAAGTACGACTTCGAGTACAACTGTGCGCGCCTGATGATCGGACCTATTGAGTCAGGTTACTCACAAGGCCAGGCCGTATACACCGAGTGCGATGATGGTGACCGCCTCAAAGAGATCATGGACATGAATCTCAAGGCGGAAGCAATTGTACTCAAGAAGGAGACAACCTTTTTGAAGACAGGGGCCGTGATCATTTGGATTGAGTGGGGCACTCCCAAAAAACCCGTGCCTAAAGAAAAGCGAGGGTACCTCACGGAAGCCGAGTTAAAATCCCCAGAGTCATCGGACAAAGATTCCAATGACTCCGAAGACGACCTAACCTAGGTCCTTGTTGGTCGACGTTTCACTTCAGCTAAGTGGAATGGGCCTGACATCCATTTGACTACTCCTGGGTTATGACTCCGCCGTAGGTGGCGAAACTTGAGCAACCTTGGCGTGCAGCTCTTCCAACGTAGCAGATGGTGTTTCCACGGTGCTCTTCACAGGAGCACTGGGAGTAGATCTACTACGTGGCCCTCGGAAGCGCGGCTCACCCTGGTCACGTTGCTTTTGCTTTTGCTTCGCTTTGAAGCACTCTTGACAGAACTTGGGCGACCGCCAAACTGATCTACCCTTTCGGAACTTGGCTGCGACCACATGGGCCTTCACCTCCGCTGTGTCACCACAGGCTTGGCAAAGAATCGTTTCCATGATGTGCTCGTACCAGTCCTCGGGATACGTCTTCTTGAGCCAGAGAATGCTCTCTGTAGTTGTGGGGATCCATACCCCTACCTGCGCCACTCGGAAACACCGGCACAACCGCTCCAAGTGCGTCGGCAACACAGCCTTGCACAAGAAACAGTCCTTCCGATCTGCCCGGCTCTCATCGATCTGCCATACCTTACGGAAGAAGAAGGCTACCTCGTAGATATCCTCTTCCGTCAGAGTGCAGCCTTGACGTTCGCTCAGCATTCGCCCCTGTTCGACCCGCTCATGATGCACTGCCCAAACGCAGATCCGAGCGATCTTCTGATCAACTCTCAGGTCTACGAACTCTTCCAGTTTCAACTTAGCGAACCGCTGTATCTCGTTTAGCTCTTCCACAATCACCCTCCTAAAGATGTGTAGAAATGTCGTGTCGTGCATACTCCAGGTCTAAGTCCGGAGCATCACAACCTTTTACCACTAGCGGTTGTGTAATTAGGACAACACCGAGTATAATTCACTAGCTATGGCCTCGGAATTACAGCCACTACTGACCGACGCGGGCACTCGCCGTGAGTCCATTCGTGAAAAGACGGTCGAAGGCCTCAAGGCTTTGTTCCCCATCGTTGGGCGGAGCACCACCCTTGAGGTCAAACACGTCAACGTAAAGAAAAAGGACTACTCGTCGAATCAGCAGAAGGAAGCCCTCATGAAGGGGCGCACTCTGCATGAGCCGATCACGGGTACGCTGGTTCTCAAGGACAACGACGGTAAAGTCGTAGAGGAAAAGAAAAACCATACCCTTGTCCATCTGCCCTACTTCACAGAACGCCACACATTCATCGTGGGCGGTAACGAGTACGACATACCTAGCCAGATGCGGCTCAAGCCGGGGGTGTATACCCGTGAGCGCAACAACGGAGAGTTCGAAGCTGCCTTCAACCTGAGCAAAGGAAGCAACTTCCGTCTGTCCATGGAGCCTGAGTCCGGGCGTCTTCACATGGAGCTCGGGACATCCAAGGTCCCGCTGTACTCTTTGCTGCGATCCTTAGGCGTGCCCGAGGCAGATATCCGGCAGCACTGGGGTGAAGAACTGCGTGACGTCAACGCAAACAGCTTCAAGGGCAAAGAAGAAATCGCCATCAACAAGGTCATCAATAAGATCAAACGTAGGGGAGATACCGTACCCACTACGGTTGAGGGAAAAAAGGAATTCGTACGTAACTACTTTGATGCCACCGCCATGGATGCTGACGTCAATATGCGCACCTTGGGTGTCCCTGTAGACAAGGCCAACCCTCTGGCGTTGCTGACAGCCTCCAAAAAACTAATAGAAGTACAAAAGGGTAACGACTCAGAGGATGACCGCGATAGCCTTGAGTTCAAGACCATCCACTCCGTAGATGACTTCTTTAGGGAGCGGCTCAACGTAGACGCCAAACGCACCATCGCACGTAAAGTGGGCTTGAAGATGAATCAAGCTCGTGGACGGACCTTGAAAGAACTCGTCCCCAACTCCACGTTTACGCGCTCGCTCAATTCGTTTATTACGAGCTCCAATCTGAGCTCTATCCCGATGCAGATCAACCCTGTTGAAATCATCGACCACGCGTCCCGTATTACTTCACTGGGTGAGGGTGGTATCGGTAGTGAGCGCGCTATTCCTTTTGCAGCGCGCCAAGTACACAACACCCACCTCGGCATTCTGGACCCGGTTCGTACACCTGAGTCCTTCAAAGCAGGTGTTGATGTACGTGCGGGGCTGGCTGCATTCCGAGATCGACGTGGGAATCTTTACTCCCTAATGAAGGATATTCGTTCTGGGAAAATGACTCACGTGCCTGCCACTACTTTAGCCAAGAGCACCGTTGCATTCTCAGGGCAAGAACATCGGTCTCGGCTAGATGCCGTCCGAGGTAGAGACGTAGTATCCGTAGCGCGCAAAGACGTAGACTACGAGCTGCCCAATGCTGCGTACATGTTTGGCCCCACCACTGCGATGGTGCCCCTGATAGATGGGATGCAAGGTAACCGTACCATCATGGGCTCCAAGTTCCAGACTCAAGCACTGCCGTTGCTGGAGCGCGAAGCTCCCTACGTACAGGCTGCTGCGCCTCGTAAGGGCGAGAGCATGGAACGAGAAATCGCACGACTTGTCGTGCCCACTGCGAAAGGGGCTGGCACTGTAACTAAAGTAGATGCCGATTACATCTACGTCCGCCCTGATGGTCCCAAGACAGCCGCGCCGGCCGTCCAAAAAATACCCTACGACACTTATTTCCCCCTCTCATCTAAGACGTACCTTCACAACGATGTGACCGTGAAGGCAGGGGACAGAGTCAAAAAAGACCAGACGCTGGCCACCTCTAACTTCACCAAAAACAATACCATGGCTCTTGGTAAGAACATGACCGTAGGGTACATGGCTTACTACGGGAAAAATTCTAACGACGCTGTGGTGATTAGTGCAGGGGCTGCAAAAAAGCTCACCTCTGAGCACATGTACAAGGAGGTCATGACCAAAGGTCAGGATGTAATCCTTGGCAAAGAGAAGTACACGGCCTACTACGGCTTGAACTTCACGGCCGAGCAGCTGGGAAACCTTGACAGCAACGGTATAGCCAAGGAAGGCGTCACACTACACAAGGGTGACCCTATTATCCTTGGCATGCGCAAGTCTCCTCCCTCTCCTGAGGCTGCGCTACTCGGTAACTTTCACAAGTCACTGGTCAAGCCCTACCGCGACATCACAGTCACCTGGGAAAAGACGGTACCGTGCGTCATCCAAGACACCATGGACAGCGCCCGGCAAATCATGGTGACTGTGCGTACACAAGAACCGATGAAAATCGGAGACAAGCTTGCCAACCGTTTCGGCGGTAAGGGGGTCGTCTCTGAAATCGTCGATGATGAACGCATGATTCAAGCGGAGGACGGCAACCCTATTGATGTTTTGTTCACATCAGCAGGCGTAGTAAGCCGCATCAACCCTGGTCAGATCGTAGAGTCAGCGCTTGGTAAAGTGGTAGCCAAAACAGGCAAGCCAATAATCCTCCCGCAATTCATGCGAGAAGACAATGTGAAGTTCGCCAAGAAGCTGCTGAAAGAGCACAAGCTCAAGGACAAAGAAACAGTCTACGATCCCATCGCCGACAAAAAGATAGACGACATCTTCGTAGGTAATTCCTACATACATAAGCTGTTCAAATCTACTGAGACCAACTACTCAGCCCGAGGGGTGTCTGCTTATGACATCAACCTTCAACCTACACGTGGTGGCGACGAAGGTGCCAAGGGCGTTGGCAAGATGGAAATCAATGCGTTGTTAGCGCACAACGCACGGAACGTCTTGAAAGAAAATCTCACAACCAAAGGTGAGAAGAGCGATGAGTTCTGGCGAGCCTATGAATTTGGGCTGCCCCCTCCCCCTCCCAAGACTCCATTTGTGTCCGAGAAGTTTGTCACCATGCTGCAAGGTGCAGGCATCAATGTAGACAAACAGGGGTCACAGGTTTCCTTGGGACCTCTCACCGACCGAGACATCAAAAAGCTGAGCTCGGGCGCTCTTGCCGTACCCAGCTTGGAGAAGTCCAAGTCCTTCATGGTTAGCGCCAAGAACATGAAGCCGGAAAAGGGCGGGCTTTTCGACCCTAGTTTGACAGGGGGCCTTAGCGGTACTCGTTGGTCTCACATGGATCTAGCTGAGCCAGTAGTCAACCCCGTCTTTGAAGAGCCCGTACGTAGATTCCTGGGCATGACCAAAGCCCAGCTGCGCGCTGAAATGGGAGAGATAGGCGGTGATGGAGTGCGTAAACGCCTCAACCGCATCGACATGGAAAAGAAGGAGGATGAACTTCTTCAACTCACAAAGACCAAGCGCGGCGCTGACTTAGACAACGCAATCAAGCAGCTGAAATACATCCGCGCTTTGAAGGCGGGGGACCACAAGAAAATAGGAGACGCATACACGATCTCCAAGGTTCCAGTCATCCCTCCTGTGATGCGTCCTATCCTTCCATCGCAACGAGGTAACGAGCTCCAAGTTTCCGACATCAATTACCTGTACCGAGATGTTGGGTTGGCTTCTGAAGCTTTGAAGGGTATGGCGGCGATCGGGCTTCCGAGTGCTACTTCGGACGCACGCCATCACTTACATGACGCAGCCGGTGCGTTGTTTGGCACAATGCGCCCCACAAGTCCGCAGTTGAAGGGGCGCGAAGCCAAGGGCTTTATCGAACAAATCACGGGAGCTGGCTCTCCCAAGTCTGGCTTTCTGCACAAAAAGATACTGAAACGACAGCAAGACCTGTCGGGACGAGCCACGGCCACCCCAGACAACACTCTCAACATGGATCAAATTGGTATCCCCGAAGACATGTTGTGGAAGACCTACTCCAAGTTTTTGATGCGAGGCCTAGTGGGGCAAGGGTACAAGCCCACACACGCTGCCGAGATGATCGAAGAGCGTCACCCAGCCGCCAAGGTTATTCTTGATGCCGAGATTCAAAAAAGGCCTGTGTTTGTTAATCGCGCTCCCTCTCTGCATAAGCATAACTTCGTTGCTGCTTACCCTGTATCAGTTCCAGGAAAGTCGCTACGAGTAAATCCATTCATGGAGAGGGGACAGAACCTCGACTACGACGGCGACACCATGCAGCTGCATGTGCCTGTCGGAACCAAGGCCGTTGAGGAAGCACAAGGACTTACCTTGTCTAAGCTACTCTTCAGCGACAAAAATAGGAACGACCTCATGGTCTTCCCGCAACATGAAGCCATCCTGGGTGTCTATCTCGCCACTGCGAAGAAGGAGCCTGGGCGTGCCAAGAAGTTCAAGACCAAAGCCGCCGCCATGAAAGCCTATCGTCTTGGCGAAATCACCATGAATACCCCTGTCTCCATCGGATAGAGATCACCCGTGAGTACTACCTACTACCAACTTGGTTGCTACGAAGCCTTGGTGAAGATGGGCATGCAGCTCACCTTCAACTCGCCGCAAGAAGCAGCGGCTCACGCCAAGACACGGGAAACCATCGGAGATGTCACGGGGTTCGCAGGTAGTCTCGCAGGCGGCTTGGCAGGTGGCGCTGTCGGTACAGCAGCAGGTGGTCCTGCGGGGAGTCTTGCTGGCGGACTGGCTGGAGGGTATGCAGGGGAGAAGATGCTCAGCATGCCTGCCACTACGGCCTACGATACGGCCCACGATGTGAAACAGCGTACTGGAGCTCAGTACAACAAGACGGTGGGGCAGCTCAACGCTGCTTCGGGGGTACCCACTGGTGTGCCCCAAGGGAGAGCTTTCTGAGCTCTCAAAAAAAGGATAAAAAATGACTCGTAACATCACATTCGTATTGTTCTTCGCGCTCCTGCTAGTTGGGTGTGGCGGTGACGGTGAGGCAGTAGAAGGCCAGGAGTTCTGGCAAGCCATCGTGGCTCACCTTCTGGAGATCGTGGTCGTCATCGCGACCCCGCTCATTCTCATCCTCGTGCGCAAGCTCATCCAAGTCATCGAGAAGAAGACCGACATCGATGTGGCTGAGAAGCACGAAAAGATGATCGATGAGTGGATCACCAAGGGTATCGCATACGGCCATGAGCAAGGGCGGAAGGCGCTCAAAGAGGGCAAAGACCCTGTCACTGGCGACGAGAAAAAGAACGCGGCAGTTGATTTCATCGCCGCTGGGCTAGACAATACGGGTCTAGTCACCATGGGCCGAGACGCATTGGCTAAACTCGTAGAGTCCAAGCTGAACGTTGAGCGGGCGGCCGAAGACACCGAAGCCCCTGAAGAATCCGAGTAACCATGTCAAACTACGCCTACCTGCTGGGGAGCCGCGCCGCCTTCACCAAACTCGGGATGCCCTATCAGGGCCCCGAGGCTGAGGAAGAGGAGGAGGATCCTATAGCCCCACCCGAAGGCGTACCTCCTTCCCCTGAAGAGGATGAGGAGATTCCACCGGAGTTGCTCGCCGCGCTCATGGCACAGGCTGAGGAACAAGGGCCTGAGGGTGCTCCTCCTGAGATGGAGGGCGCCCCGCCCGAGATGGAAGCTGGGCCTCCCGGCATGGAAGAGGAAATGCCGCCCGAGATGGAAGCTGGCCCTCCCAGCATGGAGACAGAAGAGGAAGTCCCCGAGGAGCTCATTGCAGCGCTCATGGCAGCACAAGAACAAGGCGAAGGCCCTGGCGCCGCCATGGGGTTGGAAGATCCTGAGGGTGAAGCGCAGTCTCCCACCGCAGATATGTTCGTAGACTTCGCACACCAAGATGGTACCGCCGACGAAGCCGACCCCAACGTCGAGATGGAAGAAGCACCTGGTACGGAAGATAAAAAGCCCTCCTGGAGTGGCAACTCTTCCCTCGAAGCAGGGGATGCCGGTACGCGTAACCACTCAATGGGTCTGCCTCAGTTCAGCGGTGCCTGATGTCCAACACGTTTGGGCAGTTTCTTCTGAACGAAGCGATACCCACGCCGTATCGACCTGACGGTACGTACACAAAAAAGAAGCTACAAGCGAGCATGATTCGCTTAGCTAAGGCTGACCCTGAGAAGTTCTCGACGGTGATCACTGAGGTGAAGCGCCTGGGGGATGAATTCGCCACCATGGAAGGCGTATCTGTAGGCCTGGATGACATAGCGCCACTGTATAAGAGGCGAAACGCCATCACACTTCCTGCGCTAAAACGGATACGCCAGGCCAAGTCCCGCGAAGCACGCCAAGATATAATCCGTGAGACACAGGATAAACTCCTCAACTATGCCATGACGCACCCCGGCACTATGGGTGACATGGTACGTGCAGGCTCACGGGGTGCGCCCTTGCAGTTAATGCGCGCAGTGGGGGCTCCTGCTGCGGCTAGTGACGAAAAAGATGAGCTCCAACCGTGGTTAACTGTGCACAGCTATTCAGAGGGACTTCGGCCTTCTGAGTGGTGGGCTACGAACCGCGAAGCTCGTATGGCCGCCGTCAAGACAAACATTGAGGTCACCGAACCAGGTGATCTGTCGAAAATCCTGGTCAATAACACAAGCCACCAGGTAATCACTGAGGCTGACTGCAACACCAAGAACGGACTCAGCCTGGCAACCGACGACCCCGACCTGCTAGATCGTTTTCTGGCACGGACGGCTGGGACTCAACGAGCAGAAACCCTGGTTACGCCGGGAGTAGTTCGTGAGCTCAAGAAGAAAAAAATACGCACCGTAATAGCGCGTTCCCCTATGACTTGTGAATCAGGCGTAGGTATATGCCAAAAATGCATGGGCCTGAACAGTACAGGCGCGATGAACAAAATAGGGGACAACGTTGGCATACGCGCCAGTCAATCTCTGGGAGAACCGCTAACACAGCTCGCCTTGGACGCTAAGCATGGTGTGCGGCTCTCTGGCGGAGACCGTGCTCACCTGGCGGGGCTAACTGGATTTCGTGCCATCCTAGAATCTCCCGCCTCCTTCAAAAACAAAGCGATACTAGCTCCAGAGAACGGAAATATCACATCTGTGATAGCAGCGCCTCAAGGCGGACACTTTGTCACTATGGGCGAAACCAAGCAGCACATTGCGCAAGGGCTAAAGCCATTAGTAAAAGCGGGAGATAAAGTACACGCAGGAGATGTACTTTCAGAGGGAGTTCCTCGCCCAGACGAAGTGGTCAAGCACAAAGGACTCGGTGCAGGACGTGATTACGTAGTAGACAAGCTGTCCGGCATCTACAAAGATAACGGGATCAACGTTGACCGCCGACACTTTGAGGTATTGGCCAAGTCCACGTTGAATTATCTGACTATCGAAGACATCGACGACGAAGACTCAGCCAACCACGGCCTAGTCCGCGGTGACGTCATCGACTACAACCGATTCCGTAACGTGATTTCCAACAGCGTTGACGAGCTCCCCCTCAAGCAAGCTGAGGGACGCCACCTTGGCGAAGGTGTTTTGCACCACCTTGCAGGTACACAACTCACGGCTCCCATGGTAAAGGAACTACAGCGCGCAGGGATCCGGCGTGTGAAAGTCACCATGAAAGCACCTGTAGTTAGCCCAGTCATGGCGCCAGCTACGCGAAATCCTTTGCTAAACCCCGACTGGATGGTCCGCTTAGGCCATAGGTATCTGAAGCAGTCTATACTCGAAGGGGCGCAAAAAGGACAAACGTCGGATCTTCACAGCACACATCCCGTACCCGGCATCATATTCAGCTCTGAGTTTGGTGAAGGATCGGCTGGTCGTTATTGAAATCGATAGGTTAATCCCCTTGGGTTCAAATAGGAACCAAGCTATCATTAACGTCGATACCTCTAGAGGAGCAGGTACAAATGGCTAATTCTCCGCTGTTCAAGCGCGCTTTCGTTCGCGGTCTCAATTCCGAACTCGTTCGGACCGGGGCGATCGTATATCCTTCCAAAGAAGCTGCCGATTACGCTGCTGACTACGTCGCAGACAATTCGGGAATGCCTGATCCGGTATCACAGGGAGATTCGGTGACTGTAAAAGTCGCCCACGCCCTGTGCGACCAGCTGGTGGACGCTTCACAACACATGTGCAAGCAGGCGGGGGACAAGTACAGCCCCGCTCTCACCAAGACTGCTCAAGCCACAGATCCCACTACCACTGCCAAAACGGCAGCGTGGTCTCTGATGCAAAAAGCAGCGGCTGAGACCGGTTCCCTCATGGAGGGAGGCGACAACGAGAACGATCAGCCTGCTGCTGCGTCTAGCAACGCAGAAGCTGCGCTCGAAGCAGCTCGGCGTCCCGAGAACTACGCCAACATGGGCGAAGAAGGCGTTGGCAACTACGAGCGCAAGGGCCAAGGCAACGTTGGTACCGAGGAGAAGCACCCGGAGAAGCCGAAGGCTACCGAGGAAGGCACCAACTCTGTCATCGAGAACACGGCCAAGCACGGCTCGTTGGCCTCGATCATACAGAAGGTTGCTGCTGGCACTGGCTCCCTCATGGATCCGGGGCAAGAGCAGAACGATCAACCTGCCGCTGCTTCGGGTAACGCCGAAGCTGCTCTCGAAGCGCAGCGTCGCCCAGAGAACTACGCCAACAAGGGCGAAGACGGCGTCGGTCGCAGCGACATGGTTCCTGGAACCAACTCGCAGGTGGGTTCGGAGCAGGCACATCCGCTCGCACCGAAGGCCACTGACAGCGGCAAGACCAACGTGCCCATCGAGCACATCATGGGCAGCGACGGCGGGTCAAAAAAGGCTTCTGCCTTCGACCAGCTCTTCGGCGAGACAGCGCACTCGGTAGTTCCCTACCTGCCCGCGCGCATGAACGAGAACCAAAAGATCGCTCACGTCCGTGCCATGATGGGCCTCGCCGACGATCAGCGGGGAGCGTACCTGCACGACCTGTACAACAGCCTCGGCAGTGAGAAGAACGCTTCCGAGCTCGTGCGCGACCACTTCCTGAAGACAGCCGCAGCTAAGGAGGCGGAAGCGGCCTCCCACCCAAAAGCACCTAGCGCCGACGCTGAAAAGCTCGGCAAAGAGCTTCCCCCAGCGCTCAAGGCTCACATGAAGGGCAAAGACTCGGACGACTCCGATGATTCGGAT